TAATAAGACGTTTAAGATTGCCATGCACCACCTCCTCAAATTTCTTAGCCATCACAGCGTGGTGTCTTCCGTGCACAAACCCAGGCCACATAAATTTTACATACTCTAAAAAATTAGCCTGACACTTCTCCCTCGTCAACGCTTCCTTATACTGCGTCATCTGCTTTAAAAATTTCTCCTGCTCATTCACAGGCAACTTAGACAACAACTCTTCAATCTGCGACATCTAATTTCCTAAAGTTTATATACACTGGCCTGACACTCCTCTCCATCCCCTTCATCTTCTTCAATACGCCAAGCTTTATCAGCCGCCCTATTATTTCATGCGTACTCCCCAAACTCCTACTATTCCTGTACTCCATCACCTCCCGCACCGTCGGGCCATATCCATACTTCTTCCAATACTCATCAATAAATATAAATACGTTTGCTTGGTTCTTTGTCATCTTAAGTTCTAAACACTCTTCGTAATTTAGATCCTTTCGTTTACTTATCATTTTAGGATTTAATACTTTCGTGGGGGGTGACGCACAACGTTTAGTGTGACCCCCTAAAAAAGTATTAACTTCCGCTGTCGTTTTGCTTTTAACGAATGATAAAGTATTGCTTTGCATCAAAAATTTTTATATATTTTTTTCGGTGTGTGTAGGTTTAAGACCAAGGGGGTCATCCTCTGGTGATAGAGGGAGTGGAATAGTATGCTGGAGTACATGGGACTCCGCTGACTGATTTGGGGGGGTCGGGTGCGGGTGGGGGTCGCCCGGTTCGCCGTCGCCTTGAGCCGAGCCGTCGCCCTGGTAATCGCTTTGCGTGTGCCCGGTTGATTGTGGCTGAAGCTCCGTGAGTAATGATTCAACATCCTTGGTTGTTACGTCCTCAGCTTGTGCATTCATTAGCGTTTGTATCTCCGCCAGTATCTTACCCCTGATGTTTTCGCTTGAGTGAATTACCTTGGATTCCGTGCGGTGCGTGAATAGCGAGACTTCCGTCATTGTGCCGATTGTCTTACTCGCTTGTAGCTTGATCGCCGGGGATGTATCGGGGTTTAGTAGCAGTTCTACCATTGTCTGCACGCTCAAAGCCCGTAGAGATTCAGAGTCGTAATATTTCAAAGCCTCCTTTGATGCTTCTATTGCATTAATTGCAGATTGGATATTATCTTGAGCCTTCAATTTACTTGCCTTCACTGATACAGTTCTTGGGTTTCCCTTGCTCTTATATGCTCTGCGGTATGCTTCCGAACCCGTGCATTCTCCTAGAGTAATCTCTTGAACAAACTTCTTTTGCTTGTGTGTTAATCCCTTAGTTGCAGTTAGAGGATTAATTATCCTTTGTTCGCTTAAGTGTTCTTTTACAGATGATCGACTCATTTAAAACCGCTCCGCTTCGCTGATAACAAGCCCGAACTGTACCAGAACAAAACCCGAAAAGCAAATCCCGTGCCGTTTAATATTGCAAACGCTAGGATTGTATGCAATAGGTTTTACCTATCAACTTTCAATTATCAGTGAATAAATACAATTGGACAACGTAAACATATTGCATAAAATAGACGTTAATGCAATACGCAGACAACAACGACAGGAGCTAATCAAATGTACTCAGCACAAATAAACTCATTTGGAAACATTATCGTATGCAAGGGTTGCGAGGTTCGCAACTCATACCGCATTATTCACACGGGCACTTACCAGGAATGCTTGAGAGTAAAGGCAATAGGCTTGGCTTCATTAATTGCAGAAGGAATCTAAATCATGGCGAACCAATTAATTCTCTTTTTTTCAATTGTCTACTTCGCCGTTTTCTGCGACCTGGTCGCCTACGGCTTTTTAATGCTTGGGTTTCCGTTTGCAGTCGTCGCACTGCTTGGGGCTTTTATCGTAGCTTGTGAGGAGTAAAAAAATGAATTTTGATTATTACACCTACCACATCAGCGAGCACTATTTGCCCGCACTTATAAACGGAGACTATTCCGGGCTAACCGACCAGGAGGAGGCAGAGCTAAACGCTTGGATTGACTCGCTCCCGGTAACCGGGCACTTTGACGTTATCGACGGGGAAGGCGGTTTCCACTTGTGCGACATTTGCAATTTACACGCTCACACTTACCAAATACGCTTATATTTTCAAACCCAGGAGGCTACACAATGAAAAACACGAACTTAGATTATGCAATTCACAACGCCAAATTTGACAACGGCGAACCGCTTTTAAACGAGGCACAACAAACGGCAATTCTCAAAATTATTGGCAAGGGATGCAGACAGCCGACGAAGGAGAGACTCTCCCGCCGTTTGGCTTTGCCCCTGGCATTGTGGGAGAGATACGGCATTTATTCCCGCATGATTATTGAAGATCAATCAGCGTATTACATCTGCGGACAATCCTGGAATGATGAAATGCGAACACTGCGGGAGTGCATCCTCAAATGAATAATTTAATTATTGCTTACCACGCAAAACACGAGCTAAGAGGATGGAGTGAGGTTTGCCGATACCCGGCAACCTGGGAAGGATGGCACGAGTTCGACCGATCAATGATTAACGAGCTAGTAAAAACGGGTTCGCAGGTTGTCACTTGCGGGTGGAATATGTATCAAGTAGTTAAGGAGGATAAACAATGAAACACGCAGAGAACGACTACATCAAAGCGGGTTACGACTTCGAGAAAGGAAAAATTCAGGCGGACATTTTGCGCTTAATGATTGAATTGGAGCACATCAGCGACCGCCAAGAGGCTCGGAGGCTGATCGACCAGGGAAGGCAAGAGGCTAGGCGATAAGGCACTGTTAAAGCCTTGGAAACAGGGTTTTAACCGGGCATTTGCCCTAACAACTTAAAGGAACTTAAACAATGAAAACGAAAAAATTAACATTTCACGCAGACCCCGGGCACGGATGGCTTGAGGTCGAATTCTCAGACCTGGTAGAGCTTGAGATTGAAAACAAAATCAGCGCATGGAGCTACATCAAAGGAGACAGAGTTTATTTGGAGGAGGACTGCGACGCTTCTCTTTTTTTAGACTTCGCAAAAAATAACGGATGGACGATAAACATTCAGGAGAGCTACCAGGAAAACACACAGATAAGAAATTATCAACGTTACGAAATCAGAAAATTAATAGGAGTATAAATCATGGAATTAAACGAATACCAAATGAACGGATACGCAGACCGCAGAGCATACCTGGAGAGCTTGTGCGAAGAATACGACCGAACCATAGTCTACGCCCTGGCATCCGTCCTGGGTGCCTCTGAGGACTTTGACGGGCTTATAACTAGCCTGGAGGATTACTGCGAGGAATACTGAACCGCATCCGCCCGGACTCGCACCGGGCAATTTTTCGCTCCAGGGTTCGCCCTGGCTTTGATGGTGTAGTGGCTTAAAGAATTAATTATGAATTACATAAAACTACTTGAAAAACAAGCTGAAGATAAAAACGAAAGGCTTATTAAATATTCCGTTTTCTTGGACGGAATAGTGGCTCATTTAAACAGTAATAAATTCAAAGGAGAGGATAACGGCGAAAGAAAGGACTGGATAGCAACGGGAGACATTTTAAAAATGATCTCAGAATTTAAGAATGAAATGTATTCAACACAAGGAGATTAAAAATGTGGATTGTTTATTGGACTGAAAAGTGCCCGATTGTGGGCGATTACTTGGAGCACAGAAAATTTGACAGTTACCAGGGAGCACGGGTTTTCGCCCGGCTCAAGAAGGGGCATATTGAAAAGCGTCTTGCATTTCAATAATGGTGTAGTGGCTGAAAGGAACAAAAATGATTACAGAAAATGAATTAAATGATTTTGGGTACAACGTTTTGCCAAGAGGAGGATGGCTCAGAATAGATGCAAACATGATGCCGAGAGATTGGCACGACGTATGCAAAGATTTTGGATGCGATCCTAGTTGCGATGAAATTATTATTGCAGTAGCCGGAGTTAAAGAAGTATTTAAAAGGGATGAAGAATGAAATTAGTTTACATACAACAAGCGTTATTTTCAGCGTATGACATACGAAATGCTATGGCCAAAGAAGACAGGCGCAAACCCACTGAAGGAGATAGCATGGGTGAGTGCCTGGACGAAATAATTGAGTTTTTAGAGCAATTAGAAAAAGAAGTTGAAGGAGATCAAAGATGAAAAAATTTTTCGTAACAATGGTTAGAGTTGAGCACATTGTTTATCGCATAGGTGTTGTGGCAAACAATCAAGATGAGGCAGAGGAGTTGGCACAAGAGAAGTGGGATGAAGGAGACATTGATTTAGACACTGGCGAAGTTGTGTATGGTGAAGAATTTATTAATCACGTTGAAGAAGTGGGAGAAGCAAAATGAAAAATTACATTGTTTATATAAGCGAGATGTATTCAGGGTATGTAAGCATAGAGGCTGAAAGCAAAGATCAGGCAGAGGAATTAACACGGGAAAAATTAAACAATGGTGAGATCAATCCGCATATTGATTTTGACGCAGACACAATGATTGAAGCATCGGAGGATGAGCAATGAACGATTTAGAACGCTCAATACTTAAAAAAGTGCTAGCAAAAGGGTATACGCTAAACCCTATGAACTATTGCCCGCAAGGGCATTACACCGATTATGACGAATGGGATTCGGTTAACCTGGGTAATGGATTTGAATTTGATATTAACTTTTATAGTGACGGACAATATTTTTATATTACCGCCTACGATCTAATTCAAACCGACTCAGGAATATTTACCCGTGATAACAGTAGTTTTTTTCACGTTATCAAAATGCCGATAGTGGAGGTAGTATGACGGTAGCAGAACTAATCCAGGAGCTTTTAAAAGTGGATGATATAACCAAACAAATATATACATTTAATAACCAAGAACTGCGCCCGGTAACAATGGTAGACGAACTATCCGACCGGGTAGATATAAATTTAGGTGAGCAACTATGAACTATCAACGCATTAGGTTAGATACCTGGCTTAAAACCTATGCCATAAACCCTGAAGGGCATGAGATTTTCTTTGATTGGCTTAAGACGTTAGAGGTTTTTAAATCTGTTACATTAACCCTTGATTCAACCGAAAGTGTCACAGGCACAGAAGTATCAATTACATTGGAAAATCATGGAACTAATCCCGCCAGTTAAAAACAAATCCGTTTTTGTGATTTACATTGTCTCGCAAGATGATGGTGTAGTGACTGCAAGTTCTGATTTTATCGGTGATGATGTAACTGTTAGACGGGTTGGCATGGAGGCATTGAATTACCTCTTTGCCACATCCCAGTTTGAAGAAAGCAATCTTCATGTAAGCAATATGGTTAATTCACTTAAGGTTCAGTGACCTTAGTAGTGATGAACCACTTTTGAAAGTGCCGTGTTTTTGATGCTCATCGTTGAAGTCGTAGCCAATGGTATCGCTTATCCAATATGTAAAACCGATATCCTTGGCTGTTTTTTCGCCTGTATTGGATGCGTCATTGTCTGCTACTACGAATCCTTTGCCGATCTGCTTTGCCACTTTAGCCATGTTGTGTGCAGAGAAACAAACATATATCTTGTATCTGTATTTAAAAGATTTCAAGACTTCACGGATGCTGAGTGCCGTCGCATACCCCTCGCAAAATATGTTTTGACCCTTATTGTCAAATATAAAAGTGGCTCCAGAAGTCCTTTGCCCAAACAAGAACTTCTTTTCCCCGTCATCCTGTATTAACTGGCATCCGACCAGTGCGCCGTCCAGACGCATGGGTATTACCAATATAGATTTGCCGTCCTTTTGCCAAACATTACCCTCCTCATCTTCAAACCCCTTACTCTTTAGGTATTGATGGTGAAGTGACTGACATTGATTGAGTATCCAGGCTGATTTTTTCGCTGCCTGTTGTTGATGTTGTAGTGTCTGATCGTGTACTGCCTTCGCCTCCCGTGCCATTTGTGTGAGATTGATGCCGAAAGTTGTATCCGGCTTCCAGACTGATACTTCTGTATCTGTTGCATGGTTTTGTACCAAGCCGTAGTTACCCATAAACTTGACCGCCCCGTTTTTCTTGTGAGGGTGATCGCTTGTAGGATATCTTGCCCATCTGCCAAGTGGCGGATTGGATTCAATAAGTATCCCGTGTGCTCTTGCAAAGTTAACAAAGTCCATTATTGCTGATCCCTTATTTTGTTCATCATTTGTAAACCACCCTTTTTGATCATCGTTATGTATGATCTTAGCTTCTTGTCTACAAACTTCTTTACTTCCTGGTTCGGCTCTATTGCCCGTGATGCGTCCAGTCCACGAGGCCAAACTCCAAACTTATCCCTGTATGTATGCGCCATGCGCCCGTCCGACCACCCGTTGTATCGCTTGTAATACTGCATCATGTACCAGAAATCCTGCTTGGATGTACCGCCCATCGTGCCATTCAGCTCTTGCAACTCTCCAGCAACTGACGATACCTGGTTCTTTTTCTCTTTGATGTGTCCACACCTGTGGCAAGTGTCTCCTCCCGTCCAAAGCGCCCCACATTTGGGGCATTTACTGGCTTCTTTCTCTGCCTTCGTAGGTTCTTTCCTGGTCTTCTCCTTGCCGTCATCTAGTGAATGAACGCCATTGGAATACACGTCTTCCCAGTCCTCTCTGAATCGTAGGTAATTGCCTGAATGGTCTAGCCATAGTGCAAAACTTTTGCCCTCATGTCCTCGCATTACCCGTCCCATCTGTTGTATGTGAGACGATAAAGATTTAGAGAATGGTCGTGCTGATATACCTATCATTACATCTGAACAATCAAATCCTTTTGTCAAAATATCTGTGGCTATGAGTCCATGTATTTCTGTATCAGGTCTTGAGAAGTCTTTGATTACATCCTCTTTGAATTCATCCTTGTCCCTGTAACTGATAGATACGAAGTTGTATCCCTGCTCTGCAAACTTCCGTGCCAGGTCGTTGCCATGCTCTACACCAGAACAAAACACCACTGTCTTTTTGGGTGCGCCAAATATCTCATGTGTTTTCTTAATCCATTCCGCCACGATATCACCTGTGATCTTCATGCCTCTTGTTGTTGTCTCTGACTGCGACCACTCACCCGCTACTTTCTTAGCCCCTTCCATGTCAATCTCTTTGGCTATGTAAACCCGAAGTGGAACCAAAACATTATTGTCAACCAGGTTCTTGGTTGTGACTGTGGATATAACGTTCTGATATATATTGCCAAGTCCCTTTGTAAAGGGTGTGGCACTAAGTCCGATCACTTTAACATTGGGATTGTTCTTTATAAATTGAACTGTTTGATCTCTGGTTTGATGTGCCTCGTCAACTATAAGTAATTGCAGGTCTGGCATATCTTTTCTGCGCTCCAGGGTTTGCGCTGAGCATACTTGTATCCGCTCGTATGGCCTGTACCGCCAGTGACCTGACTGCATCACTCCGTGGTCTATCCTGTATTTGTCTAGCCTGGTGCTGGTTTGATTGCATAAAACAATCCTATCCAATACCATCGCTGCTTTGTTTAGTTTCTTTTTTGTGGCATCAAGTAGTGCGATAGCCATTTCTGTTTTGCCCGCTCCCGTGGGTGCGTATAGTATCTGTGTTCTGTGACCCTCGGCAAATCCTTTGCGTAACGCTTCCAATGTAGCGTCCTGGTAATCTCTTAGTTGTAACATTTAATTCTCCACTGCCGGGACAAAGCCCCCGGCTTGGCTATTCGTATCCGTTAGCTTCCTTTAATTTTGCCTCTATTGCTTTTCCGTAATCGTGCTCGGGCATACCGCTCATATCTGTGTTCCACCACAACTCTCTTCGCTCGTCATCGGTTAACCCTATCCACTCCCTCGGATTAAGTTGCTCCACCATATCAAAGATTGAACTCAAGCAAGTGGGGCAGAATGACATTGGTAAAATTCCAAAATTACCCTGTATTCCGCCTTCGTCATCGGTATAGTCGCACGAACAAGCCGTACATTTGTGTGTTTCTTCTTCATTCATGTTTGCTCCAGTTGTTTCTTAATCCACTCATCCAACTTCTCATGCAACCATTCAATATTACGCTCACCAACTGATTTGCCGTTGTTCGTTATTCTAGGGTCAGTCAAAATATCTTTGATGATATCTCCTGAAGTGAACGTGATAGTGGTTCCGTCATGCATCGTGTTTACACTTAAGCCGACTCCTTTATGAGAAACGCCAAACCCCGCTGTTAAAACTTCATTCATTTTCGCTCTCCATAGCATCAATAATTAACTGTTGCTTCACTAACTCCACGCATCCAATAACTGTTGCCATGTAAAGCGTTTCGTCGTACTTGTGAATTAGCTCTAGCATTTCTTCAATAAGACCATCCGCTAATTTGCCTTGACTAAAGTTCATGTGTTCTTCTCCTTTAGGGCTACGGAACGACCAATTTTTGCCCACATAATTGTAGGTAGCCATTTAATCTTTCTACCGTCTTGTAAAAAAATTTTCAATACGTATCGGGTTTCAAAAAGTTTTATGCTAAGTCTCATGTGTTGCGCTCCTTCAACTTGGCTTCAAACGCTTGGTATAAAGTTGTAGGAAACATCAGAATTGTTCCACCATTATCCCAATGCTCCCCAACTAGCTTTTCAGTAGCTTTGTATATTTCATAGACTTCCTCATTAGTTAACCCTACCCATTCTTTATACTCAACCATTGGTACGCACTCGCTTTTATAGTTTGCATCCCACTGGTTTGCTACGCATACACATCCACGCTCATAGCATCCTATATCCACCATCAGAATCTTGTCTGAATCCCAAGGTGTTTGCATATTTTTTATTTCATTCATGTGTTCTTCTCCTTTTTTATTTCCTTCCACTCCCCGCCCTCCACTGGTTGCCAGCCATGTGTCTCTGTCAGCACTTCGTTTTGATGCCACTGCTCAAGAACTTCTATATCTGCGTGTATGTACTCATAACCACTCAAATAAGTGATATGGCGGTCTACCCACCTAAGTTGTGTTG